ATATTTAGTTCTGCAGCAGTACTTGTAACTGCTGTACCATTTATAGATAGTGCATCTGTTTCAAGAGTACCATCAACATCTACGTTTCCTGATACATCAAGTGAACCTGCATCAAGTTCTCCAGAGATAGTAATATTTCTACCACCAGTAATGTCTTTGTTAGCGTCTGTAATGATTGCTTTACTTGCTATTACTGTTCCGTTTGTTATACCGTCTATAAGGTTTATATCTGTTGCACTAGCTGTAACACCGTCAAGGATGTTAAGTTCTGCTGTAGTGCTAGTAACACCGTCAAGGATGTTAAGTTCGGCTGCGGTAGATGTAACACCATCTAATATATTTAGTTCAGCAGCTGTCGATGTAACACCATCGAGTATGTTAAGTTCTGCAGCTGTTGCAGTTATTGTAGTACCGTTAAAGTTTATAGCATCTAAATACGCAACACCGTCTATGTATAAGTCTTTCCATTCTTGTGTAGAGCTACCAAGGTCATAAGTATTGTCATCGTCAGGAATAATATTAGAGTCTACGTCAGCACCAAACACAACATTGTCAGTAGCTGCATCACCCATAGTGATTGTACCACCGTTAAAAGTAGTTGTACCTGTAACTGTTAAGTTCCCACCTATGCCTAAGTTACCAGATATATCAGCGTTACCATTCATGTCTATTGTAGTTGCTGCTATTTGAACTTCTGTATCGGCTACTATATCAAGTTGTCCATCAGCACTAGAATAAATATATAATCCTGTATCTCTAAATTGTACTTTTTCTGTTGAGTCTATTAATAGGTCATCTGAGAATTTAAAGTAATCCTCGTCTTCCATCCATGTTAAAACACCATCGTTTGATGTAGCATTAAATGTTATAGCAATGTCGTTATTGGTATTAGTACCAAATACTAAAGCATTACTAAATAAATTTGAAATTGGTCCACCATCACCGGTTGTTGAACCGTCATGGGTGTGTCCTCCAGTAACACTGAAAGCGTTTACTAATTGGTTAAATTCATTATTAAATAGTGCTGCTGTGATTGTATCACCATCACTGAATGAACTTTGTCTTACGTAAGTAGCCATTTATTTATATCTCCTCTATTGTCTTCCTGATGGTCTATAGTTTATATAGATACCATTAATTGTGTATGGTGCGTTAGTATCTTCACTAAAAATTCTAAAGAAATTACTGTGTCCGCTTCCTGTTAAAGTTTGCCTAACTAAAGGCACCTCTGCTGCTCCAAATTTAGCACTATTAAATGTAGCACTACCGAATATAGCTGGTTCTGGAATAGAATCTAAAACTATATCTACTGGTTGTGGAGTTGTATTACTATCATAATCAAACTTATATCTTAAAGTAGGTTGACAGTCTCCTTCTGGAGTAAATGAAAATTTAGCGTAGTCTAAAGTTTTTAAAGTTCCTAAATCTCCATAGTCATAATCTGGTGATTGGTACTCAGCTAATATAGCTACGTTATTAAAACTGTTACCAGTATTATGATTAAATATTTTTCCATCTCTATCACCATGAAATACTTTTTCTAATCCTGCACTATTAAAACCTGATGTAATTGAAGGAGCTTGTATTCCTAATGTTTCTGACCATTCAAATCCTTGAGGTCTTAGTGTTCCTATAATACCTTTTGAGTTTGCTGTAGTATCACTACTAGAGCTATAAAACATTCTGTATTGTGATTTATCTCTTAATACAACACTACTAAATTGTAAAGTGTTTGAAGCTGCAGCAATTTTATTAATTAAAGGCTGTATTTGTTTACTAATAGTTCCTAACTCAACGTCACCAATTCTAGCTGTACCAGCAACTGTTCTAAATCCATCAGGTGCTAAAAATATCAAGTCACCAGCAATCTCTTGAATTGTTTGACCATCTAAACAACCTACGTTTTTAGTAACAGGTACTACAGCTATAGTACTGGAGTTATTTATATTCTGTAATTTAAATATTGAGTTTTGACAAAATATAAATAATTCGTTACGGAAACTTTTTAATCCTACTACTTTATCTTCTAATGTTATACTTCCTGAACCTGTACCGCTAAAACTATCTATGTCATTAGTACTACTGTAATAAATTGTATTAGGTGTACTAGGGTCTCCAGAGACTACTAAATGTTTATCGTGTATTGTACAAAACTTAGCTTTAGTAGTTCCACTAATAGTTATTTGACTTGCAAAATATGTTCTAGTAGTAATGTCAGCAGAAGTACCGGTCATTTTAAATAAAAACGGTTTGTTATTACCACTTTTATCTGTTATAACTACTTCGCCATAATCTGATGTACCTTCAAATACTGCAAACTCACATTGGTCTAAACCTGTTAAAGATAGTTCACTTCTACCAGTAAATGTAGAATAGTTATCTCCACTACCTGCAACACTATCTTTGTTTAATTGCAGCCAAGCATCTTCTCCATCTTTACTAAAAAATATATCGTTTCCTACTACAGCTATTACACCGTCTGCATATACAAGTAAACCTTCTACATCATTACTAGAGTTAGGTAATGTATCTCCAAATAAATTAAATCCGTTTATTCTTCTATATCCACCTTCTGTTGCAACTTCAAAGTTTTTTAACTTAGTAGCAACTCCGGGTGTTTGTAATAAAGCTAAAGAGTTTGTAGACTTATTAAGTCCACCTCCAAGCGGTACTGAAAAAGGTTGAGAACCTGCCATTTAGAAATAAGTCCTATCGTCTGTCATATATTTTGGAGTAGGATTAATTAAATTAGATTTCATAACCCTCATATTTTTTTTATATTCATCAAGAGCAAAAGCTGATTGTTGAACATTTTCTTTAAATTGATGTACATAATATCTTGTACGTGCTGTTATAACATTACTATACTGTTCAGGCATAACAATAGTATCATCATAAGCTGATAAAGATGTTGGTTTTACAAACGCATAAAAATGTACGTTATAAACTTTATCAGGTATTGGACCTAATCCAAACTTTCTATGGTCTGGACTTTTAATAACATATCTAGGTTCACCGTGACTAGCATCTGAACCTTCTGCATCATCTGCATTTTCAGAATCTCTATAATATCTTTTCCAATCATCTAGTGTTAAAAATTTTAAACCTTTAGAAACGTAAGGAGTTGTTTCTCCACTTACGTTTATTGTTGTTAAATAAAAATCATCCCAGTCTACTGATGCATAATCAGTTGTTATACTAGAGCTATCTGCTTTAAGCGTATACCATCTAGTTCCTGCCACCGTTGCGACAGTTACGTTCCCATAGAAAGGGTCTGTGCCTCCACTAGCTCCTGCTGAGAAAAAAGGAAGCTGTGGTTCTTCGTTAGCTATGTCAAATATAGATTTATTAATTGCATCCTTTACAAATGATTGAATGCCTGTAGCACTTGCAAAGTTACCAGAAGTTAATACAACTTCATTTAATTCTCTTAATACTTCGTTACTTAAATCTAAATATGTTGTAGCCATTATTTTTTATGAACCTTTTGAATTGGAAAGTTTGCTTCTAAACTAGCACCTTTATGTTTTACAAACTTACCTGTGTGTTTCATTAATTTAAAACTACCATTCTTTTGTTTCATCCAATGGTGTCCTTTTGGTGCTTTAACTTTCATAATTAGTTAGCCTTTGCTTTAGGTGTACCGTTATAAACAGGTTGACATCCATCCATTTTAACTTCTCCACCGTGCATATAATTTACACGTCCACCTTTCATCATTTTCTTTTTAGCCATACCACCATACATCATTTTCTTTTTTTTATCTTTACCGTACATATTTATTTCCTATTTAAAAAGTGGAGGAGACCGAAGCCTCCCCCGAGTTTTGACAATTAGTCAATCACGTAGAATGCACTACATAAAGCGTCATCTCTAAGTACTTTCGCACCGTAGACATGTAAGCCTCTTACTATATCACCAAAAGATGATGGGTCTCTCAACACTTCAGTTGAAAGAATAGTATTAGCAGTAGCAGTTGAATTCATATGTCCAGCCATAACTTTACCAGTAGCATTAGATGTGCTAGCAATGTTATTAGACTTGTACATATCAAATCCTCTAAGTTTTCCACTTGAAACTAAACCGTTTCTTT